ATATTTATAATAAAATAAATAATATAGCAAAATGGCAGTATTAGACCCAAACGAAATATTTTTCACAGCGTTTGAACCAAAACAGGCGAACCGCTTTATCATGTATATTGATGGAATCCCAGCTTATACAATTAAAGCAGTCGGTGCTGTATCTTTAACACAAGGAACTGTACCTTTGAACCACATTAACGTTCAACGTTTTGTGAAAGGAAAAACAGTTTGGAACCCAATCCAATTCACATTATTTGATCCTATCACACCTTCAGGAGCACAGGCAGTAATGGAATGGGTACGTTTACACCACGAATCTGTTACAGGTAGAGATGGTTACTCAGATTTCTACAAGAAAGATTTAACATTTGATGTATTAGGACCAGTAGGCGATATTGTTTCTGAATGGGTAATTAAAGGTGCGTTGATTGTTGATGCTAGTTTTGGTGACTACTCATGGGACACTGTTGATCAAGCTATTAACATTACAATGACTGTACAACCAGATTACTGTGTATTAAACTTCTAATAAAAGTTTACATAAACTTAAATTTGAGCTTGGCTATGCCAAGCTCTTTTTTTATCTTATAACTTAATCTATAAGGGATAGGTTCTTTGACATCTAAATACTTAACAAAACTATGGAAATTACATCATTTATTTTAGGTGTAGCTGCAGTCATTACTATACTAATGGTTGTGGTTATGTTTATGAATTTTATGGAAATTAAAAACCTCCAAAAACAAATCGATATTCTTAAAGATATTGATGAAGCAATTATTCGTGATCTTGATATAAGAGAACGCAATTGTATAACTTACACAGATCAATTAAATAATAACACTCAACGAGAGTTAGAAAATCTCTATCGCCATATTGATAGTAGAGTAGATAAACTTGAAGAGAAAACCAAAAAAGAGTTTCAAGCTCTTAATCATACTAAATCTTATTAATTAACCTGTTAAAGAACCTCCCTTTATAGTATTTATAAACATATTAGTTATAACAAATAATTTATGATCGAAAATAAATTCCCTACAGAAATTGTAGATTTACCTTCTCAAGGTCTTATTTATCCTGAAGACCATCCTCTACGTAGTGGTAAGGTAGAAATGAAATACATGACAGCTAAGGAAGAAGATATCCTTACTAACCAAAATTATATTCAAAAAGGTATTGTTCTAGATAAGCTTTTAGAAGCTCTAACTATGAATAAATTTTCCCTTAAAGATATGATTACTGGAGATAAGAATGCCTTAATTGTAGCATCACGTATTTTAGGTTATGGTAAGGATTATACATTTACCTATACTGGTAAAGAATATAATGTAGACCTTACAACACTTGACAATAAACCATTTGATACTTCTTTAATAACTCCACGAGGTACATTTAAATTAACTCTCCCAGTTTCTAAAACTGAAGTAGAATTTAAACTTTTAACAGCTAAAGATGAGGAATTAATTGATCAAGAAATTCAAGGTTTTAAAAAACTTAATAAAGAATTATCTTCAGAAATTACTACTCGTTTAAAATATCAGTTAACCTCAGTTGATGGTTCTCAAGACAAAAATACCATTAAAGAATTTGTAGAATTCAATTTATTAGCAGCTGACTCTAGAGCATTAAGACTTTATATTAAAGAAGTAGCTCCTGATGTTAATCTATCTACTAAAGTAGAGGTAAACGGTGTAGAGGAGGACATCGACATACCAATTAGTCTTAACTTTTTTTGGCCTGACATCTGAGATAGCTTCTCAAGTTCGTATGGCTTTATTTAGCCAAATTCATGAAATAATATTTCATGGTCAAGGTGGTTATGATTATGAAACAATCTATAACATGCCTATTTGGTTAAGGAAGTTTACCTTTAATAAAATTAAGGAATGGTATAGTAAATCTAAAGACACTAAAAATGAAGATAGTTGGTTATCAGGTGAAGCTAAACAAAATGCAGCTAAAAATAAAAAGATAAAACCACCAACTTATATTACAAAGGCATCCAAAAAGTGATGCCTTTTAATATTTATAACAAAATATCCTTATGGCTATAGAAGACGAATTATCTAGGGCAGAAAGAGCTTTAAAAGACAGACTTACAAACGCTGGAAAAATAGCGAGGGATATTACTAACAAAGCTTTTAAAGAATTAATAAATACCATAGAAGAATATGGTAGATCTCTTGATGATATAACCAGAGATCTAGAAAAACAATTAGACTTATATTCAGCTATAAAAATTCAAACTCAAGGATTTGGAAGAGCTGTAAAAGATGCTTTACCTTATCTTAAAGAAAACCAAGATTTATCTCGAAAGTTAGTTGGTATTTATAAAGAAGAAAATAAACTACTAGATAAACTTGTTAGATATCAAGAAGATCTTATTACAGGTGAATTGGATTATAATCAAGCAGCTAAAGCTGTAGCTGAATCTAAAAATTTACAATTTGCTATTGATTTAAGAATCCAAGACATACAGAATGAAATTAACTCAGTTACTAATGAAATAAAAGAATCTAACAAAGAAGATAATTATGAATTAGAAGTTAAACAATTTGCTTTACAAAATGTTCTCTCTTATTTAAGAGATGGAATTGCACCATCTACTGAAGACATAGCTAATAAGTTCCAAAAAATGGCTAATGAAGCCGGAAAAGTAGAAGCTTTAACTGGTACTATATTTTCAGGACTTAAAAATACTAGTATAGGAAAATTGATAGACTTTGATTCTGTAACAAAGGCTATGAAAGCAACTGCTGCTGGTGGTAAAAGTTTATTTACTATTTTAAGTACAGGTGCTAAATCATTTGGAATTGCTTTAAAATCAGCTTTAGGACCTATTGGATTATTATTAATAGCAGCTGAAGCTATTAAAAAAGCTTTTAATTTTATTGTTGAAGCTAGTTTTGCTGCTGATAAACGAGTAACTGAAATATCTAAAAATCTAAGCATAGGCAAAGAAGCAGCTCGTGGTATATATGATAACTTAACTGATTTAAAAGGTACATTAGACACTGAATATGCTACTACTGAAAATTTAGTTAAAGCATTTGGTGAAATAGCTACTTTAACAGAATTTTCAGCTATAGCTAATAAAGGCCAATTAGAGACCCAAATTGTTTTAACTAACCAATTAGGTCAATCAGTTGAAGAAGCTCAAGCTTTACAAGGAATATTTGCTGTTAATAATGTAGAAGCTGATAAAGGTCTAGATATTGTATATGATCAAATAGCAGCTTTTGCTAATCAGAATAAGATAGTTGCTGATGGTAGACAAATTTTAAAACAAATTCAGGGTGTTAGTAAACAAATTCTTCTTAATTTTAAAGGGAACACAGGAGAATTAGTTAAAACTGTTTTGCAAGCTAACAAATTAGGTTTATCATTAGATCAAGTTGATAAAATAGCTGGTTCTTTACTTGATTTTGAGCAATCCATCTCAGCTGAATTAAATGCTGAATTATTAACTGGTCGACAACTTAATCTAGAAAAAGCTAGATTATTCGCTTTAAATAATGATATAGCAGGATTAACTCAAGAAATAGCTAATCAAGGTATTACAGCTGAAAAATTTGCTGGAATGAACAGGATTCAACAGCAAGCGATAGCTCAAAGTTTAGGACTGCAAGCTAGTGAATTAGGAGATGCTTTATATAAATCTAAACTTATAGACCAAGTAGCAGGTGATACCACTAAAAAATTAAGAGAACAAGCTAAATTACAAGAACAAAAAGGTAATTTACAAGAAGCTAGTCGTTTAAATGCTCAAGCTGCAGCAATTGAACAGGGAATTATTGAAGGTAAAACATTAGAACAAGCTCAAAAATCAGTAGATACTCAAACCAAATTTAATTTAGCATTAGAAAGAGCAAAAGAAATATTTACTGATGTAATTGATGGTGGTTTATTAGATGGACTTGTAAGTGCTTTAGAAGATATAGTTATAGGTTTAGAAAGATTAGGGTTTGGGAAGGGTATTTCATATAATACTAAAGAATTAGTTAAAACAGCCCAACAAAATAATTTATCTTATACCTCACCTCAAATAGAACAAGCTAATCAAACTTTTGAAGCAAGATCTCGAGGAATAACATCATTAGCTACTGGAAATTCTCAATATAGTCCTATAGTGAGTGAATTAGAATTTTTAGCTGAAACTATAGATGCTATTGTTCCTTATAGTGATGTCTCTTACTTTAATAGAGATAGACAAGCAGAACGTATGCTTGAAGAAATAAAACAATCTAATGAAGCTACTCAAAAAGCAATTCAAGAGCAAACTCAAGTAATAAAAGCAGATAGACAAATCTCAGTAGCTGTAGATGGTAATAATGTCTTTAAAGCTATGAATACAAGTAAATACATGAGTTAATTTACTCAATATTTATAATAAACCTTAAATTTACAAATAAATGGGACTATTAGATAAACTACTTAATCCAAATGCTGTTGGTGGTACTCAACTTACTGCTTACCATGGCACTACTCCACCAGTGAATCCATTAGCTACTAAATCATCTAAATTACACGCTGATGGTAGTACTCCTGGATACTCATTAAATGGCTCATATAAAAATCAAGTAACAGCAGATTATACCGAATATAACGATGGTTATAATAATGCTTTACCACAACCATCTCAATTAGATCTTAATGGTGGTAGAGGCCATGTCTCTACTACTAATGCTTTTGGTCAAACAAGTATTCCGTATGGCAATGATATGAAAGGAGGGGGTTCAAGCAACCAGCCTTATATCAAATCACCTATTCCTGAGGCTTTAACTCCTCAAAACCCAGATTTTCTTTTAAGAGGAGGTTTACTTAATAATCCTCAAACCTCAGCTCAAGATGTTAGTAGACTAACTCAAATGTTTACTGACACTAAATCTACTAATGGTTTATTCTTTACCTTAAAACAACAACAACTATCAGCTACTGCTGTTAGAACACAAGCTAGCCCTAGTTTTGGATTAAATGGTCAACTTTATAATCCATTAAATACAATTGCTCAAGCTGGTTTAGTATCTCAAGGTACCCATTTAAATAAACAAGGAGTAAACCCATTTGCTGAAACTGGTGCTTATGCTAATGGTAATGAAAGATTATATGGAGTTGCAGTCACTAAAGATCAATTAGCTGAAAATAACCGTTTAGTTCAATTAGTAAAAGGTAAATTAGATCTTAATAGTAAAGCTCAAGGGCCAGACTCAGCTTACATTATGAAATATAATGGTGGGCCGGGATCAATTAGAGGTTTAGGTCAAACATTAATTAGATTTGGTAAAGACTCTAAAACCTTCCTTTCTAATCAAGCTACTAATCCTATACCTTCAGCTTATAGCCAAAACACATTTACCTTTAATTCATCTTTATTAAATAAGGTAGATACTAATACCTCTAAAGGAGGCAATTCAGCAGGAGGCGATTCAGCCCTTGCAAATACAGAAGGTTTAAGCCCTCTTGAATTTGAAGCTCGTCTAAATCAAAGCCAACAACAATCTGATTCATCCCCAGCGCTAACTCCGATTTCAAATAAAAATCAAATTACTTCTCCCAAATATCAAGATTTTAGAAAAATTTTAAGAGGTCAATTAAAAGAAACTGATCTCATAAAAGCTACTAATAGTGGAGCTACACCTGATGCCCCAGATTATCAAAGTAAAAATTATGAGCAAAACTTTAACTTTAATGATCCAGGTCAACGAGCAAATAAATCCTATGCTAATTACTCTAAAGGAGTAATTGATACAACTAATGGTAAAGGAGTAGGAGCTGTAGATAAAATAAATGCTTCATTAATTTATAGAAGTGATCAAGTTAGTATAGATCCTAAGTATAATGATTTTGTTAAATTTACTATAGCATCAATTGATAACAATAATCCAAAGTATAGCACATTTATGCACTTCAGAGCATTATTAGATAGTTTTAATGACAACTATAATGCTGAATGGGGTGATGTAAGATATTTAGGTAGAGGTGAAAAATTTTACAATTACAATGGATTTACTAGAGAGATTAATTTATCTTTCACAACAGTAGCTCAATTAAAACAGGAACTTATTCCAATGTATAAAAAATTAAACTATTTAGTTTCTCAACTT